CAAAACTGAGCCGCCTCGATCAGTTTTTTCTTTTTGCCTGACCGGACGCGGAGAGAACAAAAGCCTCGACGATCGCCGCCGAAACGGCAGGGACGTCAAGGAGGCGGTCGCGGGCGCCCTCAGAGAAGGGAACCTCGTTGCCGGCGTCGTCGGTGATACCCTTCCAACCAACCAAAACATCGCGCGAAAAATCAACGTCGCTGATTCCTTCTGCCGCCAAAAGTTCTTTGATGTGAGTTTGTGAGCCGCGCTTAAAGACGGCATCAAACGTTTGAATAAGGAACTTCCCGCCATCAACGGGAAGCTTGACCTGCACCGGCCAGGTGTAGGTCTCAGAGAGCGATAGCTTGAACATGAAAACCCCTATTTAAAAATCAGCGAAATCTCATCGTTTCCGCTCGATCCAGGAGTTGCCTGGAACGGCGCCGAGAGCATTTGCACCCCATTGGAATCGACATATGTCGGATTCCCCATGCTCACATAAGGGCACGAAAGATTGACCTTGTAACCAGCTAACGCGCCGTGGTTTAGAACAAGCGCGCCGAGTGTATTCGTCGCTACCGCCGTAAAGAAGTCTTTATCGGCGATCGTTGGAGCTTCGAACTGAAGCTGTCCAGCAGGCGCGCGATCTAGAATCTTCACTTCCTCAGAACCGATCAAGGTGACGTATTGCACGCTGTTCGACACGTTGAGCGAGAACGTTTCAAGGTGGGCCGAATATCCAAAAAGCGAAAAGCTCGGAGTGTTTTGGGTGTTCGCCAGGTACGGGGTTGTGAATCCCGAGAAGTCCGCGACGTCCGCAGCGGTGTCTGCAGGCGCGGAATAAAGCCCGGTCATCGTGAACTTGAAGGTCGGGATCTGCTTCACGCCGAGCGAGATCTCAAAGGATCCTCGGCAACCAAGCGCTTTATGCAAAACGCCGTCGACGTTGAAATAGAGCGAGACCGATTCGATGGCAGCCGATACCGGTTTGTATTCAATCTGCGTGCGATAAACGGGCGAACCATCGGCCGACACGTCATCGGCAGCACCGGGGGCGCTGTAGGTGAA